TTGCTCCTTCTTTTAATGTATTAAGTACTGAAAGTAATCCCTCATCTTTGATTTGCTGCCTTAATCCTTCACTGCTTAATCCCATCAACTCCATTGCATCCGCAGCGGATTGAGTTGGCTTCATAATCCCCATCATGATGGAGTTCAATTGCGTTGCTGCTTGTGCAGCGGGAGTTCCCGTTCTACTCATCGCAGCGAATGCAGCACCCACCTGATCAAATGCAATTCCCATATTGGATGCAACTGGCAAAACTTGTCCCATCACAGATGCCAATTCATCAGATTCAATCGATCCCTCACGAATTGCAGCGGTTAATACATCGGTTGCATCAGATGCATTCAGCGTATCTGATCCGTATGCGTTCATTGCTGCGGATGTAAGTTGCGCAATTGTTTTGGCTTCACCCATTCCAATTGCAGATGCCTTCATTGCACCTTCCAACGCCTCCATTGCATCTTTGCCACGTAAACCCGCTGATGTTACAAAGAATAGTGCATCAGCTGCATCAGCACTTGAAATCGCAAATTCCTTTGCCATTGCTTTAACACCAACGCCCATTTCATCAACCTCATCACTCGCAATACCAACAAGTGTTTTGATTTTTGTCATTGACTTATCGAAATCCGTTGCCATTTTGATTGCAGCACCACCCGCCACCGCCAATGGCAATGCTAATCGTGTTTGCAATGATCTTCCAACTGCTTGTGTGCTTTTCCCGAATGATTTCAACCGCCCTGATGCGGTTTTGAGTGTTGCATTTAGTTTGGATGCATCACCCAATAAGGTAACTCTCAATTCATTATTTGCCATCGGAATAATTTAGATGTAAAAATACAAAAATCCTACATCTTTAATTTTTTGTCAAAAGTGCTTGATTTTACCTTTTCCATAAAGGAATCATATTGCTCCCTTGTGGATTTTGGTTTGGCACGTTCCATTTTAGCATAAATATCCTGCGGGAGTTCAAATAACTTTTCTGGAGTGATCATTTGGGATTTCTTTTGTGCATTCACATTGTACACCATTGTTGCCAAATAGCGAATGCGTTCCCATTCCTTATTGTGGTTGATGTAATATGCTTCACCCAAAAGATGGTTTTCTTTCCAAGTGTTGCGCCAAAAATTATCAGGATTGATGCCCACTTGACCGATGAAATAATCCATCAGTGTTTCCCAAGTGAGTTGCGTATTTGTTACGCTTGTGTTTTTTTTTGTGGAGTTTTAGGATCGTTACGTTTCACACCCATATTAAGATCATTTCCAAGCACTCGTGATTCCATCATTGCATTCACGATATCTTCAAGTTTTTCAGCTTCAAGATCTTCAAGCCACATTCCAACTTTGAATTCATTGTAGTCAATTTCATTGCCTTTCTCTTGATCATTTGCAAGGATTGCGGAATAAATAAGCGCACGAATTGTGCCAAGTGAAATGCCCTCTGTAAATATATCACCAATCTTGTCAAGCGAAATGCCCAATGTATCAGTAAAGTTTGCCCAAAAATTCATTGAAAAATGCAAAGTGCGCATTTTCCCGCCAAGTTTTATGGAATAGTATCCCCTTTGTTTGTTTGCCATAGTAAAAAAGTAAGTGAGCGCAATCCCCTCAAATTGCGCTCAAATCATTATGCTTTGTCTGATGCAGTAATTGTTCCAGTCAATGTGATTGATCCTGAATATGAAACTGGTGATTCCATTTCCGCACTTTGCTCAAGTGATGAAAGGAAACCCTCCGCAGTGAAAATGCGATCACCCGTTGTTTCAGTTCCAAATACACAAGTTAATTGTGTACGTGCCAAAAGGAAATCAGCTAATTCAGTAACGTTTGATGTATCATCATAAGTTACCAATCCATCAAATGAAATTTCACCGCTCATCACACCCGCAATCACTTCTTGAAATCCGTTTGAATCTTTTGTTGTTGCCTCTGGCAAATCAGTTGATAATGTTAATGAGCATGATGTTGTATGCCCAAGATTTGTTCCCTCTACTGAAAGTACGAGGTTTGTTCCGTTAAATACACCCGATGTTGGCATAGCTTTTTAATTTTTTAATTCTATACAAATATACTATTTTTTTTTATACATAATCGATGCCAAAAAAGGTATGCACACCATTATCAGTCAATGTGATTTCGTATTGTTCCCAATCCTCTGGTTGCGCTTCAATACCCTGCCAAAGTACATCAACGGAAAAATTATCCGCCAAAACTGCATCGGTTTCGATATTGCCCTCCGAATCATAAACGGGTTGCTCCACGATTGGATGGTGCAACTTCACGATCACGTGATTGTGTGATGGAAATGTTTCCCCATCAATTTCCTCCGATGGCAAAGCATCAATCAATGAATTCGCAGTTGCTTCATCAGGGAATTCGTATTTCTTAAATATATGGCTCATTTTATTTTTTATTTTATGGAGTTGTTATTTCAACCATTTCCGCATCAGTGAGTGCCTTGTTCCACACAAATAATTCATCAGCGGGATTCCTCAAATTTGTATCACCTGCAATTGAGCGTGTGCCAATGTTCACACAATCGTAACTGTAATCAATATCAGTGCCACCGCTTAAATTTAAAACCTCCAATCCATCAACAAAAACTTTTGCGGATGTGTTGCTTGTGAATTTTATGGCAATTTTTTTCACATCACCAACTTGTGTTGTATAACTTATGTAATCCAAATCCTCACCGCCCGAATCCCTGCGCCTTAATAATAATTGTGATGTTGAGTTGAATGTTATCATCAAATATCTTGATCCATACCCATTTTGATAAATTGAAAACCCTGTGTTGTTTCCATTGTAATTTGTGATTTGCCCTTTCCAATAAACAGTGATTGGATAATCACTTGCTAAATCACCGAATGGTTGATTGTATGCGGAATCCTTGTTGCGTGTTACCGCTGATCCACTTGTTGGGATGTAGGATGTTGGAAAATCCGCACCCTGTTCTAATTGCGCACCCCAAAAATATGCGCTTCCTGAAGTTCCATATCCTTGTGAAGGATAAGCATAACAAATAAAATTCGTTCCATTTGCAGTTAATTTACAACTTACACGATACCAATCATTTGGATATTTTTGTACTTTCAAATTTGTAAGAGTTGAATCAGATGCGGTCAAATTATTTATACCAAATTCAAAATCCAAATTTGATGCACTTGCACCTTTGTAAAGTTCAAATCTAATTTTGTTTGTTGTTGTGTGTTTTTTTACAAAGCAACTAAACACATAACCACCGCCATTTGTAATTGTTGCGCCTTGACTGCGCCTCCAATTGTTTGCGCTTGATGTGAGTAAATCAGCGGTTTTTGCGCCCGATGGTGCAACAGTATCATTTGCGGTAACTGTGACACCCGAATCACCCCACAAATTAAATTCATCTGATCTTGCTAAAAAGTTTGCTCTCGATTCCTCCAAAAGTAATTCAGCGCACCCAGTTGGATTGCCATCCGCATCCAAACGATAATTCAAACGAGGCACGTTTTCTGCCATTGTTTCAATATATCCGCCTTTGTTTATGCGTGTGCCTGATCCAGTTCGTGTGAATGTGAAATCCCCATCACCATCGGATGGCAAAACGGAATAAACTTTGTCCTCCGCATACGCTGCGGGAATCATTGCCAAATTTGCAGTGTCCTTAACTCCCATTTATTTGGTTTTATCTTTTATTTTTTCAAAGGTACGCAATCCACCCAATCCAAGCATTCCCAATAGTATGGTGATGAGTTGATCCATTTGAATTGCGGGAGGCATAATGTTTGGTGATGCCCAAGCAATCACATCACGAATGATGAAGTTGTACAAAAGTGCAACCCCACAAATCCAACCAATGAATGGCCGCCAACCCGCAACAAATACGCTCCGATGTTGTGCCTCCATCTTATTGATTTCGCTTTGTACCTTTACAAGTTCCATCATTTTATCAGGATCAATTTCCTTGCCTTTTATTGCTTCACGCAAATCCTTTGCAAATTCACCAAGTGATGATTTGCCACCATTATTCAACCCCAACAATTTTGCAATCAATCCTTTCATTAATACACCCAAATTACATTTTTACTTTTATCAGGATCATTATCAACGTGAATAAACGTTTTGGCAATCCCTAATCGATTAAAGCCAACAAGCATCAAAATTTCAACCAAACGAAACCGATCCGCTGAATTGTCGCAACTCACATCAATTGCATAACCTTTCAAATGGCTTGATGATTTCGATCCGCCAACCTTATCATTGTGAGCAATCGTGCGCACTCCCGAATTGATGCGTATTGGTTTGCCAAACAATTCACGTGCTTTGTCAATCATTTGCAGCACTTCGGAATTCATACGTTCACCGCTCCCAACTTCATCATGTGAATCAAATTCGCTTATTTCAAAATGCTTCATTTTAGAAACTCAAAATTGTAATCATAAAACCATTCACTTTCAAATCACCAGATCCAGATGCTTGAAATTGTATTTTTACATCACTTGTCTGGATGTTGCTATCAACATAAAATTGCATAGTATTCACGTAATGATGTGCGCCATGCTCACTGCCTAAATCAGCGTGTAAAAAATGCAACTCCTTTGAAATATCTGAAAAATACAATCTTGCATCAACGTGCTGATTGCTTGAATCGGGAGTGTACTCAAAATCCGTTCTAACAACAACAACTTTTCCATTGGCAATTTCATCCAAATCAATTGTGTTGGTTGCTGAATCCCACAAATCCCCAGTGATATATGTTGGCTTGTAAGTTGTAAGTGTACCCGATCCCGCTTTGTCATTGGTTAAATCAACCCACGTATCCGCAGTGACTTGAATCGGAGTTGTTTCAGTTGTGGCATCCTCATAGAATGCAAACCCCCCAAGTGTATCATATAGCGCATTTACGCTTGTTTTGATTTCATTCACATTGGATGCGGTCACTTTGTAGATTTCCGCAAGTTCCGATGTTTGATTGTCCGTTTTATTTGTAAAATTAATTTTTGCCATTATGATTGTAATTCAAATTGTAATTCCGCTTGTAATCCACCCGATGGAGGCATTTGTTCAACACGATTGGATAATTCAATGATTGCCCTGAAATATGTGTGATCACTCAAATCTTGCTCAATGTACTGAATGCCCTCATTTTGTGATGTGTACACATTAAATCCTTGTGCGCTCAAATCAAAATAATTTGCTGATCGTGTGCGCAACAAAGATAAACATTCATCCACAATGAGGTTGCAATCGAGTTCCCCACCATTATCCGATTCAAATCTTGTAACCACTTCAATCCTTGTAATCACTTCGGAATTGAATGTTGTTTGATTTTGATCCACTTCGTTGTTTGTAAGTGAATACACCCGTACAAATGGATACGTTGCATTTGATGGCACTCTGCCATAAATTGGCACGATATTGCCACGCAATGAAACTTCGTTTGTTAAACGATCAATGATGGCTTTTCGTATGCGATGAATAACTTCTTTCATGTTAATTTTTTAAGTTTTTTATCAATGCGTTTCAACATATTATTGAAACCCACCCTTGCGGATGAAAAGAAAAATGGTCGTGGTGAAAGGTTAATTGGAAATTGCACCATCCTCCATTTGTTTTTTTCAACCTCAACGGGAATTTTTCCCGTAAATCCTTTGCCTTTGAATTGCGCAGCATACGAATCAGGAATGCCAAGTTCCTTCATATCCGTTAAACTCACTTTTGATCCCGTTCCAAACTCAACATAAGGCGCATATTCAGCATTTGCAAATACATCAACACCTTTTCCCGATGCTTCTGAATTGATACTTTTTCGCAAATCACCATTATCATAAGGAGCGGATTGCTTTGCCCTGCCAACAATTTCCTGCGCACCCCTCCCAATTTCAGTTGAAAGTTCCTGCTTTGAAAACTTTTTTAGCATTGCAAGTTTTTTATTCAACTTTACCAAATCCGCTTGATTGATTTTCACACCCGCTTTCATATTGTAACCGCTTTGATTGTTGTGTACTTATCAATCGTGGAATCAAACTTGTCATTGATGCGGTATTTTTCACCTGATGATTCAAGTTCCAATACATCACTCAAAAGGATTTGATTTGCTGCCTTTTCCCGCATTATTATTTCGATTGCGGTGCGTTGCTCCCTTATTCCGTTTTCCTGCGTTATTTCCCCCGAATTTTCCTTGTATGCGCACCAAAATGTATGCACAATGGTTTCGGAACTTGTAAAGCCACCAAACCCATCAGCGGTTTTTGTAAGGCGCAACACCTTGATTCTTTTATTTAACCGCCCCGCATCCATTACACGAACATTGATTTGTAAGATGAAAGTATTGTTTTGGCATCAGTTGGAATCAAATGCAATGATTGCCCAGTAATAAAATCAGCACGATTGTCGTAATACGTTGAAATTGTTTGCAACATTGCTTGTTTAATTAGCGCATTGTTGATGCCCTCCGTTATGTACGTGATTTTTACCTTTTCCGCAGCACCTCCATCCAATTCGATTGATTCACTATTCAAACCGAGTATTGTGTATGTTGCAGCTTCATCATTGATTGTAACGCTTGAAATGGATGCCACTGGTGAAAATGGCAAATCAATCAATCCTGTTGTGGTTGAATCTAAATAATACGTTCTATTTTTTGGCACAATATCCCTTGAAATGTAATTCTCGCACCATACACGAGCGGTTTCAATCATCAACGTGATCAATGAATCATCCGCTGATGTATCAATACGTGCATAATCCTTCACATCCTGAATCGTGATGATTTCATTTCCAGTTGTGGAATTAACTTTGATTTGCCTCATTGCTTTTATTTTGTGTAAAGTTAAAAAAAAAGAGGCACATTGAATGCGCCTCCTTTAAAGTTGAAACAGAAAGAAATCCTTTACAGAATTAATGCAAAGTTATTGAAATTATCTTTATATATTCCCGTTGTTGATAATCTTATCGCTTTTTGCCCTTTATTCTTAATAATATAAAACCCATCCAATTCAACAAAGTAGATTGCAAAGTAATCAACGTATTTTTCCAAATACCCTTTTCCCGTTCTGGTCAATGAAAGGTGAATGCTACTTTTGTTTTTTTTACGATCTTCAGAAATATATTTGATTTGGATCTTGAAAAGTTGCCCATTCTTTTCAATTATGGCATCATAAGGTGATGCATCAAGCAATGGCATTGACACATTGAATCCATTTTGCATTGCTATTGTGCCGAATTTATATTCCGCAAAGCAACCCCGTTGATTTGTATCCACATAATAAAAGTACAAAAAAAAAGGCAACCAAAAATGATTGCCCTTTTCAACTAAAACAAACTATGAAAATATGCCCTAAGATTGAGCAATTTTTTTCTCGAGTTCCCCGAGTTCCTTTAACACCATCAATTGTTTTGATAATGGCAATCTGCCAAATTCCTTTGCATCCAACAGTTGTAAATATCTTTTGTAATCTGCATCCAAATGTTTCATTTTTCGTTTCTGTTTAGCATCATTGTAAATCCAATGAGGATCAAAAAAACCCCCGTAAAAGTATCATTGAAAAGGTAAATTGTACGTGCGCCAACTAAAAAGAAAAGCCACCCGAGTAATCCCTTGTTGATTTTTGTTTCCTTCTTTTTCATAATCCCATCCATTTATCAGCGTGAGCCATTAGTTGACAAAAGGTACACATTGCACCAAACACTGCCAAATATATAATACAGTCAAAAATAAAGTTTTCAATTTTCCGTTTCATTGTTTCAAGCTTTAATGTTTCAACACCCCAAAGATAGGAAAAAATTCTTTCCCTCCAAACAAATATCAAAAAAAATGCAAAAAAAAAGAGGTGAACGAATATGCTCACCCCTTTCATTGATTGTGAAAAGTAAATAATTGTTTACTTTTTTCTACTCATTAGGGAGTTTCAAGTGCAGCTTTTGCAGTTGAGAATGTACCATTTACGAATGCATTTGGCAAGTAGTTTGTCAATGCGATGCGCTCAGATACACGAACTGTTAAAAAGCCATCTCTGACATTTGTTCCATCTTCTCTAAAGAATTCAACACCCACGTTGTCACGCACCCAAAGTTGAGTTCCAACACCAAAGTTTCCACATAGGAAAGTTCCCGCAGTGATTGCAGTATTAACTACAACAGGAACACCCATAAATGCAGGTTGTAATCCAGCATAAACCTGATCTTTCAAATAGCTATTTTGGCTATCTTTCAATAAAAGGATTTTGTGAAAATCAGTTGGATTAAGCATAATGTAATCCGCTTGATATTCACTCAATGCCAATTGGTTTAATGTAGCAACAAGCACATCAAATTCATTGGCTGATTCTACACTTTGATAGAATGCACCTCCTGAAGTTGTATCAAAATCCGCAGCATCAGTGATGATACCTGAAAGGTTTGGCGCAGTGCCATTTCCAGAAAGGATTTGTGTATCCTCAACTGAAAGTAGTTTTTCAGGCGCACGTGCTGAAAGGTATGATGTAAGTTGTGGAGTATCCGCCATCATTTCCTCACTGATTCTAAAATAGGTCGCTATTTTGCGAACGTTCGCATCAGATGCAGTCATATCGAAATCAGATTGTGCAATTGTAGCACCTTCAGCTGCAGGAGCAGCGCCATTTGAATATCCTGATTCTTTTACGAAACGAACAACATCAGATGAAGTTGATCCTTGTGGAATCAAGTTTCTAACGTGTACCGAACGAGTTGGATCAAACTTGTACCCCGCAACTCTATCCGCTGGAATAACCTCACCAGTGAAATCAGCAGCAACAGTCATATCGGCTTTAACCTCGAAAGATGCAGATCTTGCGTTTCCTTTTACGATGCCTTCAATTGCACCATCATTGATGGCATTTTTTAAAGCACCTTTGAAAGAAACATCTTGTTTTGCTTCAAAGTGTTTTTTGTTTGCAATTTCCATTGCATCAAAACGCTCATTGAATTGTGTAGTAAGATTGTTTATCTCACTTTTTAGCATTTCATCCGCTTTTCCAGTTGCAGAATCAATTGCTTGACCTTGCGCTTTCTCAAGTTTGGCATCGATTAAATCGCCAAGTTGATCCAATTGCGCTTTTACATTTTCATTCATAATTGAAAATTTTTAAAAGTTATTTAGTTAATTTATTTGATAAATATGAGAACACCTCAATCGCATCATCTTTTTTCGGCAAAGTGACCTCATCAGTCGGCTTTGTGAAATCAATAAAAAATGACTTCAATTTTAGTATTTCGGCTTCAATAGCGTATCCCATTTCATCGGAAATCTTGCCCTTGCGGATAAGTTTTGCCAATGCATCGAAACGCTTGAATTCGTTTTCAATATCCATTTTCCCCTTCACATCCAAAATCTTTGCTTGATCATTGGCTGCCAAAGTTACTGCGGATATTTCGTAAAGTTTGACCTCCGTTATTTCACGAAAACCATCCTTCATTTGTTTTTGGATTGGCAATATACCAACGGAGTTTTCCGTTACGATTCCCGCTTTCATTAATTCAAGCGCATCATTGCCAAGTGTTGTTTTTGGTATTTCAGCGACAAACATCAAACCTTTGTCATCCTCATACATTTCTTTTATTTTTCCAATGGGTTTATCCATTTTGTGTTGCCATAAGTAGCGAACACGTTCCCCATTTTCCTTGATGGTTTTTTGATACGCTCCTTTTGCAATCACATCACCATCGGAATCCTTGTTGCCAAAATACGATCCGTAACCTTTTACGATTCCCATTTTTTCATCGATGTCAGCAATTTCACCCATTGGTGATGCCTTGTAAATCATTGCCATAGTAAAACTATTTTGTACAAATTTACTAAATATATTTTTTAAGTTGCTGCGGTGATAAAACGAACGGAATTGTTTGTTTTGGTATTTCAGTTTGCTTTTTTGGTGCGCTAATATCCATATTCTTTTTGTTTAATTTGAAATACTTTTCCAACGCTTCACCAACTTCACGTGCAATCAAACGTGGGTTTGGTGATGTCATATATTCCGCAAATGCCTCTGCAATAAGTTCTGATGCATCATCTGCAATATCTGAAACTCCGTAGCTGCTTAAATTTTTAGCAATCCAATCATCCCCATTTGCCCTATATTTAGCCAATAGATCCCTGAATACTTTGCTTTTGGCAAATCCAACTGCGTGATCCAGTGCGTGTCCGAATTCGTGCATCACGATATATTCAACCGAATCAACACCTTGCGCAAAGAAACCACGTGATCTTTGATTTTTTATTGCTTCAATCAATCTTTGCACGTTCTTATAATCCATTGAATGCCTGATTCCAGTGTATTGACCAACATTAAATTTATAAATTTGACCCTGTATTGAAATAAATCTACTTTCAGGAAACAATGAAAAGTTGGCAATACCATGATCATTGAGTAAATTTTTCGTTTTTCCTCTGCTCCTAAACTTAAACCTTGATTTTATTGCTGAATTTATTTTCTTTTTAACAACAGTCATTCCATATTTTTCAACTAAATCACGCAACTCCTTTGATTGTTTGAATAAATCATCAAACGTATTGTTGTAAATCATATTACGCAATCCCTTTCCTGATGAGAGCGTATCTAAAACAAAACCAAACCGATCTTTTATTTTTGCTGATCCAACAAGATATTCATTCGTGATATTCATATTCAATCCATCAAAATCAAAGTTTTTAATTCCTAAATCATTAGCAATCTTTTGCGCTTGTGCTTTGCTTTTTGCCCTGAATGCTGAATAATCAATCGCAGCGGTTGTTGCTTGTGTTGCTTGTGTTGCAAATGATTGTGTTGCTGCAATCGTTTCAGTTCCCGCCAATACGGGTTGCACCGCACCAATGCCAAATCCAATACTTTCAAATTGTCCGATTGCTTGTGCCTCCTCCATTGGGAATGGAAACACGCTGCATCTGCAATTCACAATGTTTCCCGCTGATGCACCCAATGATGAATCCGCAGGAAAACGCATTTGTTGCCCTTGAACGCTGAATGTATCCTCATATTTCACTTGTTTGCCATTCATCACAACGTGATCAAAATCGTTTGGAGGAATGGACCGTGTGCGCCCATCATTGCCCGAAACCCATTGTTTCATCATTTGTTGTGCGGGAAATATAGTTGTTGCGGATTGCAATGTGCCATAATTCGCAGCTGCGGTTGCCTCTGTACGCACCAATCGCAATGCTTGATTCCTTGAATATAAATTTGTTTGACGTAGTATTACATCACGCTTTTGCCTTGCTCCGAGCGCAGCAAATGCAGGATCGTTCATATTGGCACTCAATATCCTTTGCAATGTTTTCTTTGCAGTTCCTTGAACAAGTACAACTTTTGCACCCGCATTTTGTTGAGCGAATTGCCCGAATAGGTTTTGCCATTGAGTTTGATATTGATTTGGGTTAATTCCTTTTTTTAAAAATTTGTCAAAGTTTCTCGCATACCAATTGGCAAACCTCATTCCAGTTTGCACGTATAAATCACGATATATTTTTTCAAAACCTTTTGTTGTGAATATACCATCCAATTGAATTGTGCTATCAATTATAAACGCATCAACTCCCTTTTCATATTCCGATTGATAAAACCTTTGCACGGATCCGATGATTGCCTTTTCAGCTTTGCGCCTTTCATTTTCGAATGCACCCTGCCAATTGGCTTTCACTTGTTTTGAAATGATATTGTTTTTTTGTTCCCTTTCATATTGGGAATAACAAAATGCAATGCGTTGATCGATATCGGGGAAATCCCTTGTTGCTTCATCATCAATCACGCAACGTGCCACAAATTGGCTTTGCGTTTCGTTTTCACGTGGAGTTGGCATTTATTTGTTTTTTAGACGATCATTTTCCTTTTCAAGAAATTCAACCTTCACACGAAGTGCGTTGACCTCTGCGGTTAATTCCAAAACTTGATTTCGAAGTTCATCTTTGTCATCACTCGCTTGTGATAATAACGCCTCAAGGTTTCTAACTCGATGCTTTAAGTCATCCCTATATTGCACACCATCATTATTTTCAAGTTCGTTTTTTTTGCTTTCCGCCCTTGTTTTCAATCGTGCCTCAAGGAACTTCCATATCCCAGCAGATCCCGCAACGGTTGCCAGTGTGATAATGATTTGAGTGATATTATCCATTTTTTCTAATTTGTTTGTGTATTTTTTCTAAAATTAATCTTCGCACACTTCCAAATGATGCAAATGAAAGCACAATCCATCCGTAGTGCGTTGGAGTTGGCAAACCGATAGATTTTAAATATATGAATGTTGATATTAAATAAACAGAAAAGGTGATTAATGACGCTTTTAATCTACACAAAACATCATTTTTCGAAACACAATAAAGTTGATAAAATCCGCTCAATAATATAACAAACCTAAAAACGTAATGTTCACCAATTTCAATTCCAATTGCAACGTGTGTCAAGAATATATTTGCCAATGCCAACGTGATTTCCGTTGGTTGTGAATCGCTATATGACCAAATGTTTTTCAATCTTTTAATCATAACGCTCTAATTTTTCTTTAAATACTCTAATTGCATTCCAAATGGCAAAACCTAAAATGATGATCCACCCCGTTCGACTTCCTTCCATCAATCCCGCCATTGATAGGTTTATGATTGTTGTTAATGCAATGATTGCAGCAACTTGCACCGCTATCAAACGATATCGCAAACGCCCACTCCATAAAACCGCCCAAAGTTGAAACAACCCTGATGCCATTCCTCCAATAATGAAAATGATTGATGGATTGTGAAACTCAACAAGCAAGGCAGCGGGTAAACAAATGATGTGGCAAAGCGCAATCAAAACCTCGTTTGGCTCACTATCTGAATACCAAAACAATTCCTTGAATTTGTTAATGCCTTTTTTCATTTTACCAACTATCATTGAACTCGAAAAACGCTTTTAAAAATCCATTGATGAATTTTTTCAATCCGCTTTTGATTTTATCACACAATTTTTTTGCGCAACATTTGATTTTATTTTCTTTTGCCTTGACCACGATTCTTTTTTTTGTACCCGTTTTGTCCTTTGGATGCGTTCTTTGAATGAACTCCCTTGCGTTTCTTTTTTGGTTTATCAAACCCAGTTTCAATGATTGTTAATTTAGCCATTGCGCAATTCCTCCATTTTTTTGATTGCCCAATCTACACCCGCAGTGCCACCCCATAAGTTCCAAGCAACGAATCCACGATCTTTCCATGGCTCATCCTTGTACTCATCTGCAATGGTTGCATTGTCACGATGTCTATTGAATTGTGCCATCCTTGAAACTACATCAGCACTGATTGGCTCACGCTTTGCAAGTTGATTGGCACGTTGCCATCCCACTTCCGTTCCGCCTTTTACAACATCCCTTCCGTACTTTTCCCGCCACTCAATCATTCGCTTTGCGTTATTGGATGCGGTTTGAGGATAATCATCATACATTTCAGCTTTGCTTTCATCCATTGATTCAACAACATCCTCATATTCCTGATGCGTTTCAAATGGCATATATACAACCTCATCATCAAATTCGTGTTCGTGATACCCATCACCGCCCAATTCATTGGCACGTGCAATGGCTTCATCAATGGTTGTGTACACATCTGCCATTCCTTGCACTTCGGCTTTCACTTCTATATTCCAAAGTGCCTCCTTGATAAGTTGCTTTTCCTCATTGATATTCATTTCATCAATTGGATCAGGAATTGGCATTTCGTTTGTTTCAATAGGAATAAGGTTTGCAGGGATGTAATAATTATCCAATGCAATGTTTTCATCATCCACACCATAATTCATCACACGCCTTTTTTCGTTTGGAGTAACCCACCACGCCTTTGAAAGTTGATCAACAACCTTTTCATTTTCCTCTTGCAATTCAGGGATTGCGGAATAATCAAAATCAATGAATAGTTTATCACCAAACTTTGGCACAAGCCATCTGTTTAATTCATCACGAATTTTGTTGAGTTCAGGAATCACACAATTTTGATACAATGCTTTTTTTGCCTCCTTCATATTGTTGTAGGTTGCCGATTCCGTATTGTTTAGGAGTTGCACTGGCACTGCATAAATGTTGCACAAATCTTTAATGGATGCATTGTATTGCTCAATTAATGAAACATCCGATGCATTCAATCCAAAGTTTACCCAAGATAATTTTTTTGGAGTGATGATAATATCACCCGCATTGTCCGCACCTTGAAAGTTTTTGCGGAATTTATCTTTCAATTGTTGCGCTTGCACTTCATTAATATCCCCTTCATCACTTGTAAGGATTCCACGTGCGGTTTGGTTTTGTAAGTATTTCACACCCGTTTGCACCGCTTCATTGTTGGTTGTAAGGGAGCGCAATCCCGCCCTCAATGGTGATTGCCCGTACAAATGTGATCCAGTGCCATCATAATAAGGATTGAAATCTTTGATGTGGCATATATCATCCGCAGGGATATCATAAGCACCTTGATATTCAATGCGATATTTTTGAACGGGTTGCATAATACCACCCGAAACAATTTCCATAATTTGTGATGGCATCACATAAAGTTCTTTATATTTCCCTTGATTGATTCCCGTTTCAGGTGCAATGCCATAGATGTAACGATTTCCCGTAAGTTTACCAAAAGCAATGAGTTCAGTGATCCAACTTGAATATGATTGCGCTGCATTCGGTCGCTCCAATAGCTTATGGAGTTCCGTTCCTTCCAATTCAACCATTGCATTTTTGCGAATGAGGTTTGCCTTGTAAAGTGAATTGGCATCCACTGATCCGCTTGTGAGTGCCTTGTAACGCTTCACTTCGTTTTCATTCACCTTTTCATAAACTTGAAAAGGAATTGTTGTTGCAGCATTTGTGATGATGTTTACAAGGGAATAAATCGTTGCGTTTTTTCTATAACCCTCCTGAATGTAACTATCATCATTCTCAGGATTCCAAACAATGGATTCACCCAAAAATTGATATATGGCTTTGTTATATTCCGCTGCGGTTTGTTGTGCGTTCTTTGAAATAAGATTTTTGAATCTATCGAGTATGGATGCCATCAATAAAAAATTTATTCAAAAATACAAATTTTAAATCACAAAAAAATCATTGCGGTTTTTATATCTTGAATATGTGGCGTATCGCAATGCATCCATCAAGTGATTGAATTTATCAATTGGCTTGTTGATGATCGTTCCATCCTTTAATTCCTCCCAAAAATACATTTGTTGCTCCTTTTGCAAGTTCTTTGATTCGCTTGAAACAATCACATCAAACTCCTTAATCAAACTAATTCCCGCATTGATTGATCCCGCACCTTTTATGGCTGCCTTTGCCAAGCAATCCATTTGGCGCAATTCCTCAATTGATTTCGGCTCGGCACTATCACAATACATCAGCATTTGATTTTTCCCCTCACGTTTTAGGAATTCAGCAATATCACGATTCGTCATTCCTTTGGCATAAAGGATTTCATGCACATAAAGTTTATCATTCTTTTTTGCCACCATCACAATTGCGGTGCTATCATTTGAGAATCCGAAATCACATCCAAGATGCCAATCCAATTCGGGAAACTCCTTGAATGGAATGTATTCCCACTTTTGGAATATTTGCCTATCACTAAACACCGCACGTTGCCCTTCACCATACACCCGCCAATAATCGGGATCACGATATTTGATGCGCTCAATTTCCTTCACGAGTTCCAATGGCAAAAACTGATTATCCTTGTAAGTTGTAACCGAAAGGAAACAATCATCACGATCAATGATTTCATCATATAACCAATGCACTGGATCGGATGGATTGAAGTCAATTAAAATTTCCTCCGTTGTACGCATATTGATTTGGCTAAAATCCTCATAAAACAATTCATTCGCTTCATTCAAAAAACAATGTGTGCGTTTGCGCCCTCGTATCTTTTGGCTATCATCAACGCTTAAAAATTCAACCAAATGATTTTTGTATTTGAATGTGTTTTCGGATTTGTTATGCACCCCTTGATAATACAATCCAAGTTTTTGCAATAATGAAATGAAATCCCTTTGCACTGATCCTTTCAATGCAGGGAGTGTTTTCCGTACGATTGAAATCACCAATGCATCCTTTCGTGTTGTAAGTAAATAGATGAGGTACTGGCAAAGCGCATACGTTTTCCCGCTCCTTGTTCCCCCTTGAAATACTTTGATCCGTTCCTTTGCCTCAATGGCTTGATAGAATTGGATGTTGCAATATTCCGTTACTTTTCTTTTTTCGATGGATGCCATTCAATGATTTTGCTTTCAACTTCACCATCAATTTGCACTTCACTGCGCTCAATGTATCCACGCTTTTTGCCTTTGGTTTTCAATAGGAAAATTGTTGCAGTTGTATTGCCTTCTTTGATTTGCTTGTGGAGTTGTGATTCAGCAAAGTCAAGTGTGATATCTTGCAAATCATCAACCGCCTTTTTGTATTCAGGATCTGCCTTCATCCAGTTGTAATGCGTTTGCCTATCAATGCCCACTGTTTTGCAAGCGGTTGTAACAACGCAAAGGGATTTTTCCAATGCAGCGATCATTGCTTTTTTTAGTGTCGAATTTTGCTTATTTGCCATACTACAAAAATATAAAAAAAAAGCCACCCTATTGGATGGCTATTTTTTTGAATTGGTTTTGGTTATGCTAAACACCATCTATTGAATCCATCTGTTAAACTTTTATTTTCAACAAATGTATTGTGCAATTCAATTCTTTCAAGGAAATTAGTTTCCAAACCTCTTGCATAAAGGTATTTTTTTGTTGCTCCCAAAACTTTATATTTTGTGTTAGGGTTTGCCATATCAACGTATTGAATTGTTTGTCCGAATTTTAAATCTGTTGCTTGAAGTTTCATATCTGTTTGTTTTTGTTGATACAAATATATGAGAAAAAATTCTTTCCCACAAGTAAAAAGTAAAAAAAATTAAACTTTTTTAATCCATAAGATGAAAAACCCTATTGCAGCGATGGTAAAATGGTATTCATCATTTGCAAAAAATGTGTTTTTCTTAATGAATGTTTGGTGATGTTTGTTGAATCCAAATATGAAAGTTCCAATTTTGGTTTCGTTTGTTTCAAAGTATGTTTTCATTTTCCGCAGTATTCACAAAATTCTTTTGGCTCGTTTTCTTTTGGTGAATCATCCTGATCATCATTTTGTGTAGCATCTTGCCACACATCCAAACCCCAATCATCCAAATCATTGGCATCCCATTCGTTTGCCAATATATCCCAATCCCATTCACCAAATCCAACATTGTCCTTGATGATAAATTCTTTTTTCTTTTCATCACTCCATCCAATTGCCTTATCAATCCACACTTCAAACAATCCCGCACTTTTACACGCTTTGAGGCGCATATTGCCACCCAATACAACCATATTTTCATCAACGATGATTGGTCGCTTTTCAAGCATTTCAGGAAATTCCTTGATTGATTTTACTAACTTTTTGAATTTTGAATCCTTGACAAATCGTGGATTGTCTGGATTCGGTTTGATTGATGCGATATTAACTTTCCGCCTCATAAGAATACCAAATGATGTTGAAACCAAACACAAACAAAAGTATTTGAAAAACGTGTTCACGCATTCCATCAGTACGTTCAATCCCTTGCAAATCGGAATCAATGTAGTTAATGCCAATGGTTAAACCATATATTGGAAAAAAAGTGATTGCAAGATTCATCCCTTGTGTTTTTTGTAAAAGTACAAATATATTTCCCAAATCTTTTGATGCGCTTCATCAATTTTTGCGTATGCCTTTGGTGAATTGCGTTTGTTTCCTTTGTGATCAAGCACAATCCAGAACTCGTTTTTGCGAGGCACAACATATTGCTTGATGCCATTTTTAAAGCACCAACTCATTGCCTTTTGCATTTCACCCGTTGGAGCAAACTTGAATCGCTTCATAAAAAATTGTTATTACATTGTAAGCACAAACCCACACTCCAATTGTGATTGCTGCAATGATTGCCCACGCTATTGTTTTTGTGTAGTTTCTTTTCATTTTCCTGATTTTTAAAATGGAACATTTGTATCTTTTATCACTTCAAATTTTTTGTTTTCCGCCTCAAGCGGTTTATACACCCCGCCATTTGTGAAATCTGGAGCAACTTCAAAATCCCCCAATTGCCCGTTTTCCTTGCGTTTCACCTTTTCAATGTACAAGCGCACCGCATCGGATTTGTATTTGGTTTTTTGCCCAATACACCTATACACAACAATTCCATTGTATGCCTTATTAAAAAAATCCGCACTTCCTGAAATATCGTACAAAGTTGGTTTTTTATATACACCCTCAACCGATTCAATTTTTCGTGGATGTGCCACCAAAAAAAGATGCGTGTTTGTTTGTTGGCAAAATTGCGTAATTTCTGAAAGCACCCGCCCAATGTAGCTGAAATCCCTTTGCGCTGAATGATCAAGCATATTCCAAGGATCAATCACACAAACGTTGATTCCCTTTTGAAATACCAATTCCCGAAACGCATCCAAAATACCTTTCAATGTAAGGTTTTCAAGGTCGATTTTTATCCAATAAAAATGATCCTCAATGAAATCCTTTGTGTTGTTTAAGTCATCCGAATTGCACATTTTTTCATTTAGTTTGTTGGCAATTCGTTTTATATGCCCTTCATAGGGAAATGATTCAGGTGAAAACATTGCGCATCTAAAATCATATTTCGTGGCCAAGTTGCAAAGCACCTGATCCACAACATCCGATTTTCCCGAATTGGGAATCCCAGTGACAACGCTCCATTCACCCATTGCAATTTTGAAATACGAATCCGATTCACCCATTCCAAGTGAATAGTTTTTGATGCCCTTTTCATTGTAGGATAAAACATTATCCCAAATGTTATTTATATTCAACACCCCCTCCAAAGGAAAGTTTTTCGCATCCTTGATGATGTTTCGCAGCGTTTCCGCTCCTTTTGATATCAATACCTCATTCGCATCCTTGTATTGCCCGAATTCAACGTATTTGCAACGATAGTTGCCAAACCGCCTTGCTAATTCATTACGCAACTGCAATCCCGCATCATCATTATCAGTGCAAAGAATGATTTCCTTTTTGTTTTTAAAGTACTTAAAGCAATTATCAAGGTATTCAAGTTTTTGATTGCCCTTTGATGCACCATTTGGAACGGAGCAAACGGAATACAATCCCGCCTCGTGCAATGAAAGCGCATCCATTTCACCCTCCACAATGTAACACCGATCAACATCTTTTAAATTATCAATGCCATAAAAAATCAATTCAGCACCCGAAACGAGTTTGAAATTCTTTTCCGCATCCCTAAATTTTACATTGATGAGTTCACCTCCACGAAAATAATTGAAGTTGATGCACCGCCTTTTCTTTTGCACTTGTGGCATATATTCAAGTGATTCACCAATTTTCCAGTGCGCTAATGTTGGCTCAGTGATTCCACGTTGTGCAAACCAATCCACAACACGATCATTCAAATCAACACTCACTTTTGGAGGTTTGATGTATTCTTTTTTGCGCTCAAACTTTACGCTCCCGCTCCATCCGCAGTTATGGCAATTGTACACACCTTCATCAATCGTAACCGACAAACAAGGATCATTTTTCTTTTTGCGTGTGTGTGAGCATTTAGGACAAGTTGTTTTTTCGTATCCTGATTGTTTTTTCAGGACAATTCCAAGGTTTTCAAGTTTCTGTTTCATTTTGCTAACTTAAAAAATAATTTAATCCGATTATCATCATTTGAATAGTAAGTGCATAAATAATCGCAAAATAAATTCCCGCTTTCATTATGAATTTTTGATTTCTGTTTAGTTTCATTTTTTTGTTTTATTAATTAAATTTATTAATTTCTTTACGTTGTCTATGTTTATGAATTGTATCTTATCGCTTGTTTCAAATACCTCAACAACCCACCCCCCATTTATTAGTTCATCATTAGCGTTTGTTATTAACGAGAAACCCTTTGCAAAGTCATAAACATAATAATAAAAACCATCACCAAATTCCTTATTGAATCCTAAATTTATCAAATCCTGTTCTTTCATATTTTAGTTTTTAAAAAAATTAGTTCATCCATTGTAAGCATATCAAATGGCTCAAGCACGTAAGACAAAACACGAGTGTGCCTCAAACGTTTTTCATTGAAAACCATCCCATTGGTTGCAAATCCTTTAAACTCAAACCTCCTGTTATTACCTTGAAAAAAGGCAAATATATCCACATCACAAATTGAGTACTTTGGAATCATCATTGGATTGTTGATATTTCGTGAACACTTTACATCAACGCTCCATCCATTCCACGTTGCATCATATTTGTCCGTACCTTTTATCTTTGAAGTGTTGCCAACACTAAAATCAGGCATCAAATTCATTTCCCTACAAAATATGTATTCCGCAGCAAAACCCACATAATTGAGTTCTAAGCCACTATTATCATTCACAGTACCCAAACCATCAATGCCACTGCGTTCCTTGTTTATTTGCCTTTGTTTTGCGTGAAAACGTATCAAATCGCTTTCCCACTCATCTAAAAAATATGTTTTATCCTTTTGCATCAAGATATTTTTTTAAATTTTCATATTCCGTTGTGCCAAGTTTGTACACCAGTGCGAAATCATCCAACTCCGCATTTTTAGTGATTGCGCCAATCATTGGTTTTCCCGCAGGATCATTGTATTTGTAAAACTTGATGAGGTTTGGGATCAACTTGTACGCTTGTGGCTTTTCTGTTTTTTGCCCATCCATAAAGCGGTGAATGTACAAAATGCCATTTTTATCCTTGTTTCGCAATTTTAATAGTGAAAGGAAATTGCCACTCCAAAATTGATCCTCACGCAGTTTCTTTGCCATTTGATACACTTCACGCAAATTGTATCCATCAATCCTTTCAATGCGCTCAAGGCATTCCGCCCACTTTAATTTTTGCGCATCGGTTGTTGGTTGATACTTTTTTGGGAATAACAAAATAAAATGCTGCAAAGCGGTTTCAACGCTTTGTGGTATATTATTACTTTTATTATGATATTGTATATGATCTTGTACATGATCTTGTATATTATATATATTACTTTGGTGCGGATTAACCGCGACGGTTTTTCCCGCAACGGTTTTTTCCGCTACGGTTGGCACAATCATCCGAAAATTGTATCCTGAAAACTTTCCATTTTCACGCACCTCCTCACGTTTTAAAAACCCAAGTGATTCCAGTTCCTTTATTTTTGAAGTGATGGCATCCTTTCCATCCTTGAAATGCCCTTGAATGAATGCCATTGTCATTTTTTGTTTGGCATCGTGTGAAAATAGCCAACAATACAATCCAGATGCAGACATCGTGATTCCCTTTTTTCTAAATATATCGGTCGGAATAACCGCAAACCTATCAAAATGATCAGGTTTGTAAATTCTGTTTACAACCATTTTTTTCTGTTTCTAAATTATTAACTCGTGATCTGTTTCAATTGATCACAAAATGTGCGGAGGTCACCAAACGTTTTGGCAAACTCCAAAAAAGTTATGTTATTATCACCATACAATTCCCAAAGAATTTCAACAAGCAAATCAATTTCAACCCTTGACATTGTGCCAAGATATTCATACGAAACCGCAAGATCCGCAGTGTTATTCATTGTCCATCGCACCTTTTGATTTTCCTCATCAAAATAAACGTTTCTATATTTCATTACCAAAGTATTTTTTTATTACATCAACAACCTTTTCAAAATCATTGAGGCAATACGTTGCCCATCCTTTTGCATTCAAACGATCAAGCCAAATCAATTGATTCCTTGTTGCTTTATTGTTTCCCGCTTTTAATTCAATTGCCAAACCATTGAAATCATTGTTGCAATCAAAAATCAATATATCTGGAATCCCCGATTTGCCACCAAGATATTTGAATTTAAACCGCTCAAAAGGAGTGCGCCTCCCTTCATTGGGAACGTGCGCACATAACGCATCAGGATATTGCAATTCAATAAAATTCATCACCTGATGTTGCAATTTGTCCTCATTGCCCAAATATTTATGGAATCCCTTTGCCATTTTTGTTGCGGTTTTAACAAAATTAGGAAAAAATATCATTGATTTTCACATTTTGCAATTTGAATTCTCAAAGTGTCAATTTCATTTTCCAGTTTTTCAATTAAATTCAAAGCATCAGCAAGTTGATGTGAAAGTGATTTTCCGCTTAATTTTGGCACAACTTTTCGTGATGATCTAAAATCAACAATTGATTTCAACGCTTGAAAATTCTTTTCAAAATCAACATCAACTTCACAAAGTATTTCAAAACGTTTTGTTCCATGCAATACTGTTGCGTGATCCTTACCAACAAAACGACCAATTTGCGACAAACTCATTCTATTTCTGCGACATAATTCATAAAACATAAAACGTGCCTCCACTACTTCACGTTTGCGGGTTTTTTGATTGATATCAATTTTGAAAAAATCGTGAATAGATGATTTGACAATGTTTGAATAATTTACCTTTTCAACAAGTTTACGTTTTTCATTCATTGCAACTTCTTTTAAAGTCAATTTTTTAGATAATGATACTCCCATCTTCATTTCGATTTGTTGATTCATATCCCAGTGCCACATCGGTTTCCTTATAGAATTTCCAATTGTCAAGTGCCTGTTTGTATCCCATTTTGTATGCGTTGCCATTACGACCAAGTTCAATCATTTCATCACTCAAACCATACACCTCAATTGAAAATGGATGATTTGTTTCAACCGCAATAAAACGGAATTCTTTTGGATCAAATCCCAATGCATCACAATAAAATGCCGCTTGAATATCGTATCTATATTTAAGCACATCCAATCTAAACTTTTCAGGTGAATTGTCTTGACAAGTTTTAACATCCGAAACCCATCCCGCAATTGAGTTTTTGCAATCAGGTCGAACACGAATATCAACACCATCCATTTGCCCATAATGTGAAACTTCAATTTCACCATTGCAATACTTTTGCGCTAATTCATTATTTTTTAAGTTTTCCATAATGGTTTTGATGCGCTCGTGATCGTATTCATCCAACACAATTTTTCCCTTTGCATTTTCAATGTGTTGCGCCTTGAGTGCCTTGCCCTCTTTTGTGCGCCCATCAACCTTTGGCATAATGTGATAGTCATTGTAAAATTGATCACTTTCAAGCATTGCAGTATGCACTGCAGTTCCAAATTTCATTGCATCGGTTTCTAT